GACATCTACCAGCAGGTGGCTGACCGGTGCACAGCGAAGGTCAACGCCTCCACGGACGAGACGGCCATGGCATGGCAGGACATGATCAAGAAGACTTGGGGAGGTGTGATGGACAGGAAGCTGACAAAGCGGCCGGTCATGGTGCTACCCTACGGCGGCACCAGGAACTCCTGCACCCAGTACATCTATGAGGCGCTGATCGAGGCGGATAAGGATTTCTTCAAGGCCCCGTTCAGAGCGGCGCTGAGTATGACCCCCTTCATGTGGGACAGGATTGGGGAAACAGTCAGGTCGGCAAGGCAGGCCATGGACTGGATACAGGAAGCCGTGGTGACGCTGGCGAAGCAGAACAAGCCGGCGGTGTGGATAGCCCCTTCGGGCTTCCCGGTGTACCAGGCGGTGATGCGGTTGAACGTAAGGCAGATAGAAACCCAGCTCAACGGCCGGTTGCAATTGCGGGTAGGTCGACAGACCAACAAGGTAAACGTGCAGAGACAACGATCATCTGCAGCTCCCAACTATGTCCACAGCCTGGACGCGAGCCACCTGGTAACCATGGTGCATCACGCAAAGGCCAAGGGCGTCAATGACTTAGCGGTGATACACGATGACTATGGTACTCATGCTTGCGATATACCGGTACTACAGACGGCGATAAGGACAGCGTTCGTGGAGATCTACCAGGACGGACAAGTGTTCACGAGGCTGCGCGATGAGTTGCAAGAGCAGTCAGACACAGACCTGAAGGATCTCCCAGAGTTCGGCAATCTCGATGTAACAGAGGTGCTGGACAGTCCCTATTTTTTCGGATGATAACCTTTCTCTATAGAAAACGAGGCAAAAATGAAGACCTTTAGTATGAAGACAACGCCGCGTATAGCGGCTGCTGTAGTGGACTGTATGCATGGCGACCTGTGTCATGGAGAAGTGGACCAGGTCAGGCGCATATTCTCGCGAGTCTGTAGTAAATTTGGGGCTGGGGATTGGATACACGGTGAAGATACCGCCGGTCCTCTAGTCACAATCACATACGAATACGGTAAATTCAATGATTAATAAAGCAGAAATTCCACTATGTACACAGGATCTGATCAGTCACCTACGGCAGGTATTCGCCAGGCCTGATCCCTCTTTCGACACAACCATTGAGGACTACCGTTGGGCAGCTGCCCAAGAGGAGATCTTCAAATACATGGACCAAATAGCCAAGCCTGTGAAGACAGGTTTCAATCCTGACCAACTGTTCAATCCAAACCTACACGAAGATGATGGGGTGGTGAGATGGTGGTAATAAGGCTGATGGAACTGACCGACGAGATTATTTCAGATCTCGAAGGCCTCGTAAAAGAACACATAGACGAGCTTGACCTGGGCGTCCCATTTAATGTTGACTGGGATGTAATCCAGTCTCTGCTCGACGCGGACGCCCTGATCACCTTTATCGCTTACGACAAGGGAGTGGTCGTGGGTTACTGCTCCTACCTGATATCGCCAGTGCTATTCAGCATGGGCATCAATCAGGCAACACAACACGCATTCTTTGTGCGTAAAGACCGTCGCGGACTATCAGCGGCCAAACACTTATTACAGTTTTCCGAGGAACAACTACCAACGTGGGCGGACTATATCTGCCAATCTGTGACCAAGGCCAACTCAGCCGGTAAGCTCATGGAACGGTGTGGGTATACGCTATCGGAGGAAATCTACATCAAGAGGATTTAATCATGGCAATCACCACATCTGCAGTACTCGGCATCATCAGTACAGCAGCTACCGTATATGGGGCATCTCAACAAAAGAAGGCGCAGGACAAAGCCCTGAAGGCCCAGGCCCAGGCGCGAGAAGACGCACTGAACGCACAGAAACAGGCTGCTGAAGAGGCGGCTAAGGATCGAGCTATCCAGCTACAGGCGGCGCGAGAGTCCAAGGACGTAGGCCGAGAGGGAGCCGTGAAGGAAGACACGGGAGCCGTGGTGGAGGCTGGCAGAGCAGAGGAGACAGACAGTCGACTCGCCGGCCGCCGTAAGCGCAGACAGTTAAAGCAGAGCACCCCGACTTCATTGGGCGCGGGCGGTCTGGTGATCTAAATGCCCAGACTAACTGATAAAGCAAGAGAGAGTATCGAGGCAGAGCGAGTTGGCTGGATGAGTCTTTGCGTAAGGAAGCTGCAGCGGCGGGAGAGTTCGCTGCCAAGTCTTTCTCGGGTAAGGGAATGGCACTGACTGAGGTAAGCATCCGATACACCTACGATCCAACCACAGGCGAGCGGATATACAAGCAGCCGCCGGCGCCTCTTGGCATAAACGCAGATAGACAATTCTCAGGGCGCGGGTTAAAGCAGAGATCACCTGAGCAGTTGGCCCAGGCGAACGCCTTTGGTATCCAATTCGCTCAGGAGTTCCAGGTTATAGCCGAGAACGATCCATTTTTTGAGCGTAACGAGCAACTTCGATTTGACAGAGAACTGTCTGAGTTCAAGGCACAACTAGCCCAGGAACACTCCGTGGGTCAGCCAGGTGTACAGAAGGTTGAGACAGGGGCGATCATCAAAGGCCCGTCAGCCAGACGCAGAGCATCGGGAGACCGGACGGGGATCAGTGGTAGGCGCCAACAACAGACGGGACTCCGTCAAACAGGATTAGGTATACTATGACAACTAAATTAGACGCACGTTGGTCACAGCTAGAAGGCATGGGCGGCAAGACTTCACTGGTAAATCGCAGTGAGCAGTACGCCCTGTGGTCGCTTCCTGCGGTGTTCCCCGAGGAGCACGTAGAATCCCTGGAACTATCCGGGGAGTACGAAAGCGTAGGGGCACGGGCTGTGAACCACCTATCAAACAAATACGTCACAACGTTGTTCCCAGCTGGACACACGTTCTTTCGTCTGGAGGCAAACAGCGCAGTCCTGGACCAGTTCACTCAGGCCGAGCAGGCCGGTGATCCCCAGGCAAAGGAAATGCTTCTTGCTTTGGAAGAGGCACTAGCCGACGCCGAGCGGGACACGATCACCGAGCTGGACGCATCAGGATACAGGGTAACGGCCAACCGGGTTGCCAAGCTTTTGATTGTTACCGGTAACGCCTGTGAGTACAACGACGGGGACGTTACCAAGGTGTACAGTCTGCGTAACTTCTCAGTGCGCAGAGACATCTCTGGAAACCTGATCGAGATCATGACCCGTGAGACCAAAGCGTTCAGTACGTTTGGGAAAGAGGTTCAGGATCAGTTGACTGTGAACAGTAACCAATACGAGGACGACACATCAGTCACTATTTACACCCAGGTATCTCGCAAGGCTGACGGTATGTATCATGTCAAGCAGGCGGCAGACACCGTAGAGCTGGACTCCGCTGGTATGTGGAAGCCGGAGGATCTACCGTGGAACGTGTTAACGTGGGAACGATCAGATGACGAGGATTACGGTCGTGGGTTGGTAGAGGACTACGCGAATGCGTTCCATGCCATGTACACTCTCAGCAGAGCGCTGATCGAGGGACTAGCGGCAGCAGCCGACCTTAAGTACCTGGTCGACCCATCCTCTATCCTCGACGTAGAGAAGATGAACAACTCTCCTACAGGGTCTTATCACGCTGGGCGGGAGGGCGACGTCACGGTGGCTGGCGGTGTTGCTAAGAAGGCCACAGAGTGGCAGTTCATGCAGGCTGCTATCGAGCGGTACGAGAGGCAGATCAGCCTCGCATTCCTACTGAACAGCGCGGCAACGCGGGACGCAGAGCGGGTAACAGCCGAGGAGATCAGACAGCAAGTATTCGAGCTAGAGAATGCCCATGGCGGGCAGTACAGTAGGTACGTCAACGAGTGGCAGTTACCGGTTGCGAAACGATTGTTGAAGATGATCGACTTCGACACAGGAGAGGCCATTCAACCCCGCATCATAACCGGTATGGATAGTCTGTCACGACAGGGGGATCTTGTCCGCCTTCGTAACATGATGCAGGACTTGAGCCTCATTCAGGCTATGCCAGAGCAGGTACTTCAGGCGCTGAACATTAGCGGCTTCGTATCGGTACTAGGCACGGCCCACGGTGTGGACTGGAAGCGACTGTTGAAGTCGCAGGCCCAGATGCAAGCAGAACAGGCCCAGGCATTGCAGCTACAAGCTGATCAGCAGCAGCAGCAAGTCGAAGGCCAAATACAAGTAGAGCAATCTAAACAGCAGAGGTGACACTATGGCAGTAGCAAATCAAGATCCATCTACCCTATCCGAAGGTCAGGTACCGGCCCCCACAAGGGAGCCAACACAGCCCGCAGAGAAAGCACCGGTCACGGAACCGGTCGCCGAGGCACCAGTCGAGGAGGCCCCTACCCAGGAAACTCCTACTGAGGAGACTACTACGGAACCGGTCAAAGAACCGGGCAATAGTGACGAGCTTCTCCCAGAGCCGAAGGACGAAGAGCCTAGCGAAGAGGAGACCAAGCCCGAGGATAAGGAGGAGAAAGACGGCGGTGACGAGGACAAAGAGGTAATCCAGTGGGAAGCCACGGGAGATTCCAACCTGGACGCCGTGTACGACCTTATGGCCGACGCAGGTATGAAGCCTGGAGATGAGGCTGGGATCTTCGATAAAGCCCTGGAAACGGGCGATATGAACCAGGTGGACATAGCACTACTGATCGAGAAGGTTGGTAAGGCGAGAGCCACGTTGATCATGGCAGGCGCGACACAGTACTACGAGGGCACCTACAAGGCGATTCAAGAAAGCAAGACCAAGGCTTTCGACGCTGTCGGCGGTGAGCAGAACTGGAACCTGATCAGGGAATGGGCCAACGAGAAGGCCGGGTCTGATACAGGTTTCAACTCTGACCTCAATGAGATGCGCGATATGATCAATAAAGGTGGCCGCTCCACGATGGCAGCGGTCAACGAGCTGAAGGGCCTTTATGAGGCTGATAAAGGCTCTCTGGAAGTCAGTATGGTGCACGGGGATGGCAACACAAAGCCCGCCTCCGGTAAGCCTATCGACAACCTAGCGGACATGTTTGATGCTTTGCAGGACGCCTACAAGAGAGGCGACAAGGCTGAGATCAATCGTATCCGGCAGCGTCGGGCACTCGCCAGACGATAACCACATGAAGGAACGGGGAGTAATTCCCCTTCCTTTATTCTTTCTTTATAGAGATCATTTGATCCTATGAAGAGCGTTCTTACATTAATTACAGGAGCTAATTATGCCCTTACCAGTAGATTCCACCCACCTGTCGGATCAAGCTCGTACAGAGATGATCGAAGACTACGCCGGTGGTGTTGAGAGCCAGTTTGCTAAATCTAGCATTATGCGCCAATACACCATGGTTAACATGATTCGCGGCACTGACACTCTTATTGAGCGTCGGGTTGGTCGTACCGTCCTGAAGGCTGTCGTTGACGGCGTTCGCCCTGATGCTGACAAGACTGAGTTCGGTCGTGTTGGTGTTACCGTTGACACTGTTGTACTCGCAAGAGACAACCGGTCAATGCTTAATGAGTTCCAGACCGACTTCAATGCTCGCGCAGAACTCGCTAAAGACCATGGCAAAGAGTTAGGTAAATTCTTTGACGAGGCTTTCATCATCCAGGCTATCAAGGGTGCCGGCGCTGCCGCTCCTGCTGGTCTTAACGGTGCCTTCGGCGCTGGTAAGAGCTCGACCCTCGCCCTCGCTGGCGACGAGCTAGATCCTGATAAGCTGTACACCGCTATCTCTGACATCATCGTTCAGATGCAGGAAGAAGAGATCGACACGGAAGAGTGCGTCATATTCGTAAGGCCTACTCAGTACAATGTACTTCTGTCCAACGACAAGTTGCTTGACAGAGACTTCGCAGCCGGTAACGGCGACTTCGCCAAAGGCCTAGTCCGCGAGCTGTACGGTGTCCGTATCGAGAAGACCACCCGTATTCCTACGGCAGTCATCACCGGTCACTTCTTGTCCAACGTTAACAACAGCGATGCATATGACATCGATGCTACGGAAGCTAAGACTACCGCAGTTATCCTCCACCCCAAGAGCCTCTTGGCTGGTGAGACTGTACCTTTGACATCTGATGTCTGGTACAACAAAGAGGAACTTCAGTGGTTTATTGATTCCTATCTGGCATTCGGTGTAAGCGTTAAACGTCCTGACGTATGCGGTCGCGTACTCACAGCGTAAATAAAGCGTCAGAAGTACCAAGCCCCCTCTTCGGAGGGGGTTTTATTCGTTGAGGTGACACTATGCGAAGTATTACAGAGTACCCTACACAACAAGAGATCCGCGATAGATTCACCTATGCGGACGGTATGCTGTACAGGAAGTTAAAGAACACGGTAAAGCCCGCAGGGCGACCAAACACCAAAGGTTATCTACAATCTAAGTTAGACGGTAGGATGTTCTATAACCACAGATTAATATGGATATACCATAACGGTACGATAGGCGACTACATGATCGATCATATGAATCATGACGTGGCTGATAATCGGATCGAGAACTTACGGCGTGTTACTCAGAGCGAGAATACACGGCACAAACAAATACATGCGCGAGGATATTACTGGCGGTCTCGGACTAACAGATGGCGAGCCAAGATCGCAGTAGATAAGAAATCCATCATGCTAGGTGAATTCCGGACGGAACTTGCCGCAGCATACGCGCGATATATAGCAGTCAATGAGTTGTACCCGATTACAG